CCTGTCGTCGCAGCGCAGGTACTGGCCGGGCTGTCCGGGGATGGCCACGGGCGGCCAGCCGGGGGTGGCGCGCAGCTGGTGCGGCGGCTTCGGCTTAGCGGCCTCGTCGAGCTCTCGGCGGGTGCGGTGCCCGATGAGGTCGGGTGTGCGGCCGAGGTTCTTCAGCCAGGCAACGAGTTCTTCCTCGTCGCCGTACTTCCGCCACATCTCCGCGGCCTCGAGGGCGCCCGCCAGCCGCCGGGGGTCGCCCGGGTCGAGGGCGATCCAGGCCTGGCTGCCGTACTTGGGGAAGTCGCGTGCCGACCATGCGGCCTTGGCGTTCGCCCAGAGTTCGGTGAGCGCATCCGGATCGACGTCGATGGGCTCCGGCCCGGGACTGGGTGACGTCGAGTCACTCTGTTCGCCGCAGCGCGCGGCGATGCAGTCGAGGGGGTCGCGGTGTCCGCAGTCGAACGGCTCGCAGCGGGCGGCCGCTTCACGGCGGTTCGTCAGCTGGGCCGCGGTGCCGAGGGAGTCCAGCCGGATCGCGTGGATCGGCTGCGGCTCGGGGGTGCTGTTCACGAACGGGCTCTTTTCGGTGAGCTGGATCAAGAGTTCGCGGGGGTGCTGGCCGGGCGCGGCGGGGGGACGACGGCGCCCGGCCAGCGGTCATGCGGCCTTGCGGAGCTGCTCGGCGACGGAGTCGGCCATCGCCGTGATGGCGGCGCACCATCGGCGGCCGGCGGACAGGACGCTGCGAGGGCTCGGCTGGGCCTCGAGGTCGGCGCGGATCGCGTCGAGGGTCAGCTGCCGCTGAGCCCGTTCCGCGGCGTACCGGAGACGGATGTCGTCGGACGGCGACTGGTCAGGGTGCGCTGTCACGGCCCCTCCTCGCGGTCGGTGGGCCAGCCGGGGCCGGGCGGGAACTCGGGCAGTCCGCGCAGGGCGCGAGGGGTGTGGGCCGGGCAGCGCAGGCCGGTGACGAATCGGCGGATGCCGTCGGCCTCCCGACAGTGCCGCTGTTCGGCGCCGATCCAGTGCGTGCACTCGGGGCGCGTCGTCTCCTTCACGCCGCCTCCCGTACTGCGGGCGCGTGGAAGGCAGCGCGGATCTGCGCACGTTGGTCGTCTGTGAGGGGCGGCGCCTGGTCGACGATGCGGGCGACGCGCGCCCAGTAGGCGGCGTTGCGGCGGTCGTCGTCGAAGCGGGCAGGCCGGACCGAAGGGCGCGGTGAGACCACACAGTTCTCCCTAAACTGTTGAGGCCCCGCGCCTGTCTCCAAGGACAGCACAGATCCTTGAGGGTGTTCCCCCCGCTCGGTGTTGGCCGGGCGGCCGGGGGTGCCCACGAGCTGCGCACCCCCGGCGGCCGCGGTGTTCTCCGAGCTCGTCACGCCCGGGCCGCCTGCTCGATGGCGTCGTTTACGGCGTTGGCGACAGCGCTGACGCGCTGGACGGGGTCCTGGCCGAGGGGTACGACGACGACCAGCTGTCCGTTCTCGACGTAGGCGGCGGCCGCGAACCTGGCGCGCAGCAGAGGGTCGGCGACGTCGGTGTCCCATTCCTCCAGCCGCGCGTGATGCTCGGCGAGGATTGCGGCGAGGGTGTCGCGGGCCTCGAACTCGCGGGCCAGGCGCTCCATCCGGTCGAGCTGCGCTCTGGCGTCGGAGACCATGCCCAGGAACCGGGCCGGGCTGACCGGCTCGCAGGCCATGTCCTCGGTGGTGACACAGAAGGTGTCGGGCCCGCCCTCGATGTCCTTCCAGACCTCGGCTTCGAGGACGAGGCGAACGCGCTGTTCGGCCTGGGGCGACGGCATCGTTGCCGTCATGGGAAGCTTCATGTGAGCTGTTCCGATCTCATCGCATGGGTTCGTGGATTTGCTCGACTGGAGGGGCCGCCTCGCACGCGGCCCCTTCGCCGTTTCCGGCCGCCGATCCCACCTCGCACGTGGGACCGACGCCGTTCTCCTCGGCGATCACGCCGCCTTCTCGCGCTCGGCGAGCCAGGCGTCGACGGCCGTGCGGTAGTAGACGACGTCCCGGCCGAGCCGGAAGCCGGCCGGGCCGACCTTGCGGTGGCGCCATCCGCGGATGGTGTTCACCGGTTTGTTGAGGTACTGGGCGAGCTGCTTCGTTGTGAGCAGCTCAAGAGTCTGAGTCATGGGCTGTACTCCGTTGTGGCTGAGCAACGCCGTTGTGGTTAGCGTTGCGAGCTGACCCACAACATACGCAACGTTATGACCAACGTCAACCACAATGTTGCGGGTGTTCTGGACATTGTGGGTGATCTTGAGGGCGAGGCCCAAAGTTGCACTAGCGCTGCGGGCCAACGTTGTGGATGCTGTACCTCGACGCTGACCAACGTTGAGGAGGATTGAGCAACATGGCCACAACAAAGGACCCCAAGGCGTGGGCTGCCCTCGGTGAAGTGATCGCTGAGCGGCGGAAGCAGATGGGCTGGGACCAGCGAGAGCTTGCTGAGGCGGCGGGCATCTCCGAGAACACGGTCAGCAACTACGAACGGGGCCGGGTCCCTGCCCGCGGCAAGGTGCCGGCGGGCTACTACCGGGTGGAGAAGGCCCTCAAGTTCGGCCGTGGCAGCATCGACCAGATCCTGGCGGGCGGTGGCCCGACCTTCGCGGTGGAAGGCCGGGCAGATACGCGCCTCACGCTGCGAGATCCGGACGAAATTGACGACCCTCTGCTCCGTGCCGTCATTCCCAAGATTCAAGAGGCTATGGAGCTTGAGCAAGTTGCCATGGCATTCGCCGACTTGGCGTCGCGCTGGAACGCCTCAGATGAGTTGATCGAGCGTTACAAGTCGGCAACGTCAGATCTACTCGGAAACATGTTCAGCCCGGGGCACGGGCCGATTGAGGTGCAGCGGTACCACGAGGCAATGGCGGCCGGAAAAGTCTCCAACGAAAACATGGAGAAGCGTCCCGACCTGGGATGGTTCGCCCTGGGGGTGGACCTGGAAGGCGCTCGAGACGACCTTGGTGACATCCTTCGGAAGGCCCGATACGGGGCGGGTATGGAGTTTGAAGACCTGAGCCTGGCTTCGAAGGTGCCGGTAAGGATCATCGAATACATCGAGGCGAGCAGGTTCGATTTTCCGGGCGCATTCATGCACGCGCCTGTCTATATCCAGCTCATGGCGGACGCTCTTGGTCTGGATGCTGAGCCCCTTATTGAGCGATTCAAGGCAGAGCATGCAGAACCTGAGACTCCGTCGGAAGACGAGGGCTAGCTCGCACCCCGCTTCCACGCGAAGTCAACAGCCTCGTAGTCGAAGTACCCGCCGTCGGGCATGCGTCCGGGCCGCGGCGTCTTCAGCGTCACCTCGACGAGACCTCGCAGCACGTTTCGCTGTCGGTCCAGCTCCAGCGCACGCCAGGCCTTACGCACGTCCGGCGCCCCCACCAGGCCGACGAGCGGGTCCTGGGTTGCCGCCCTGGCCAGCTGCCGCGTGACGCCCTCCAGCTGCCCGCGGGCCGTGTCCATGCCCTCGGTGAACGGCCCCAGCTCCAACCGGCCGGCGCCGAACATGCCACCGAGATCCTTCATGCGCTGCCGGATCTCCTCGGCCTCCGCCTGGAGCCCAGCCACGTTCACGTCTTCCGGGCCGGGCAGCAACAGGTCGTGCGCATCGGCGCGTGACAGCCGCTCGACGATGACGTCCTCGACGTACTGGTCCACGATCTCCGCCCGGCGGCCGCCGCCATGGCCGGTCGGGCAGCGGTACGACGGATACGACCGCCCGCCGGACTGGGTGACGGTCACGCCCTTCCCGCATCCGTCGCGGCCGCACAGGTACAGCAGCGAGCCAACCCACTTCGGCTGCGCCCCGCGGTTCACCGTGCGGCCCGGGTCGGACAGGATCGCCACGACGGCCCTGAACTTCGCCTCGTCGACGATCGCCTCCCACTTCCCCGGGCCGACCTCCTCGCCCTTGTAGACGGCGATCCCCGCGTTCCTGGGGCGCAGCAGCATGTCCCGCATGTCGGTGTGCGTGACCGGATTCCCTCTCGTGGTGAGCACACCCTTGTCGGCGCACCACTTCACGAGCGAACGGATCGAGCCGCCGGACAGAATCTCGTCCGTCCAAAACCGCAGCGCCTCGGCCTCCTCGGGCACGACCTTCGTCATGTCCAGCTCGTCGACCTCGACCTCCTCGCGGGTCTTCCGGTCGATCTTCTTGCACTTCTCACCGGTGGGCACGCCCCACCCGAACGGCCGGATGCCGCCCGCCCATTCACCCGCCATGGCCTTCTGCTGTCGGGCACGAGCAACGCGGGCGCCCTTGTGTTCGGACTCCAGACGGGCGACGACGCCCATGAACCGGGCCTGCGCCCTGCCGGTCGGGGTGACGAGGTCGAGGGCGCCGGCCTGCACGGTGTGCGTGGACACGCCGCGCTTCTCGCAGAGGTTGATGTACTCCTCCAGCTCCAGCGGGCTGCGATGCAACCGGTCGGTGTGCCAGACGATGACCACGGTTGCCGCCCCCTGGTCAAGGTCGGCGAGCATCTGCTGATAGCCCTTGCGCCTCTTCCCGGAGAAGGCGCTCACGTCGTTGTCGACGTACACCTCGACGACGTCCCAGCCGTTACGTTCCGCGAGGGCCTCGCAGTCCTCGCGCTGCCGGTCGACGCCGAGGCCGGCGCCCGTGCGGTCCTGGCTGATGCGGCAGTAGACGACCGCGCGCGTCCGGCTGACAGCCGTTGAGGTGGACTTCATCCCCCGAGTGTGGCCCAACAGTGGTGTCTCTGTCCCGGGTTCGGGAACCCCGATATGAGCCTATGACGCCACTAGGTAATGGTCACGCGGGGTTACCGGTACAGGGGGAGGCTAGTCACCGTCGTCGATAGCCAGTTCTTCGATCGCCTTGATCATCTGCCGGACACCCTGTAGGTCGTCGCCGAATTCCGCCCAGATCTTGAACGATCCGCCAGGCTTCTGCGTGATCTCGAAGCGATGGCCGTTCCCCTCGGCATCCCTGACCAGTTCCTGGACGTCGGCAGGGGCGGCATCCTCAAGTTCCAGTTCGACCCTGGTCTTTACGGCCATTTTCGTCAGCCTCATGGCGCCTCCAGCTTGGGCTACCGCCAGTCTGCGCCGCACCTTGCGTCCCCGCACATGGAGCGGCCCCGGTCGGCGAGGGGGTCAGCCGACCGGGGCCGCGAGACCGCCCGTCCTCCAGGTGCTCACGGGGTACGAGGACGGGCGGGGATCACGAACGCTCGGAGGTAGCGACCCTGGCGAGGGCTTCCCAGTGGTCGCACAGGGCGTTGAGGGTGCGGGCGAGGCGCCGGGTGTGGCCGGCGGGTCCGCCGTACCTGCGGGTGGGCTCGGAGCGGAGCCGCTCGCGGGCCTCGCCGACGCTGACGAGCGCGCAGTACCGGGGGATGCTCTCGGCCGGGAGCCGCTTCGCTGCCTGCTCGACCTCGGGCAGCATCAGCGCTAGGTGCCCGCGCAGCTGGAGGGTGAGCGTCTCCAACTCGCCGGGGACCGGCGGGAGAGCCTGGGGTACGGCGTCCGGGTCGAGGAGCCGGTCGATCACGTCCCGCATGGTCTCGATGTCCGGCGGTTCGGCTTTCATCGCTTCACTCCTAACTGAGCCCACAGCCCGCATCCGTCGGTGGCGACTCCCGTGAGGTCGGCCAGGCCGCTGATGATCTGCCAGCCGGGCCCGTGGCTGCTGAGCAGGGGGAGCGGGTCCGGGCCGTCTGCCGTGATGCGGATGCGGTTGCCCGCGGTCCAGATCCCCATCTCGATGACGGGGGCTCCGGAGTGCAGGACGGCGACGTACAGCTCATGCGCGAGGAGCGGGGCATCGGGGTGCTTCACGCGGCCGCGGGTCCAGAGGCGGACGTGGGCCGCCTCGATGGGCTTGGCCTTGAAGGGCTTGCGCCAGGTATGACCCGACTCGGGCATAGCTGTCCCCCGGAGACAGTGGTTATCTGAATACGGTAACTGCCTTTGTGTATTCAGATTGTCGCCGGGATTGGCGTTGGTCAAGTGGAAGGGCGATTATGCGTATACAGATTGACGCGATCAGTGGAAGCGGGAGCATCGCTGTGGCACAGCCTGAGTACCTGCGGATCGCCGCCGACCTGCGGCGCCGCATCGCACCCGGCGGCGAGTACGGACCCGGCGACCGCATCCCCACCCTCCCCGAACTCTGCGAGCAGTACGGCGTCTCAGAGATCACCGTCCGCAACGCGCTGCGTCTCCTCACCAACGAGGGGCTCATCGAGTCCAGGGCCCGCGCAGGGACCATCGTCCGTGCCCGGCCGGCCATTCACCGGATGCCCGCCGACCGCTACCGGTCCACGCCCGGCACCAAGTCGACGCCGTACACCAGGGATCAGGGCATCGGCTGGACCGAGTACCGCCTCGACAAGAGGTTCGAGCGCGTCCAGGCCGACGCTGAGCTGGCCGCCCTGTTTGAGTGCGAGGTGGGCGAGCGGCTCCTCGCCCGGCACTTCGTGTTCTACGACAACGACCAGCCCACCCAGATGTCCATCAGCTACGTGCGGTGGTCGGACGTCGAGGGGACGCCGGTCGCCGACCCCATCAACGAGCCGTGGCCGGGCGGCACTCGGGCACAGATGGCGTCCCTCGGGATCCGCGTCACGGCGATCACCGAGTCTTTCCAGGCGGGCATGCCCACCGAGTTGGAGGCGGCGACGCTGCGCATCGGCTCGGGCGTTCCGGTCCTGCGGTACACGCGGCGCCACATCGCCGACACCGGCCGGATCGTCGAGGTCGCTCACCCGATCGTGCGCCGCGGAGACACCACCATCGTCGACTTCCGCATCGACCTCGACGACTGAGGGGTCCGGACTGGTCCGTACCCCTGGACGCACGAAAGCGGCCCCGCCCTCCCGAAGGAGAGCGGGGCCGCATTCCGTTTCGTATTTCGTTACGGGTACTGGCGCCGGGTCGGGTCGAGACCCAAGGAGAGCAGGCCGCCGTTGCCGTTGCCCGGCTCCGGATCGGGGGCGCCGTCCTGGCGGCACACCTTCGCATAGGGGTCGTAAGACGGGGTCTGCCACGAGTAGCCGTCGGGGCACGACTGACCGGCCGGGCCGGGCGGACCCTGCTCGCCCGTGTCGCCCTTCTCTCCGCGCTCACCCGCAGGGCCGGATGGACCTGCGGGGCCAGCGGGGCCGACGATCGATTCGCCGTCACGGCCTGGCACTCCCGAGGCGCCGGGCGCCCCCGTGGCGCTGGCCCCATCAGCGCCGGTTTTCCCGTCCTGGCCTTCTTCGCCGGCAGGGCCGGAGGGCCCAGGTGGGCCGGTCGGGCCTGGCGGTCCCGTGACCGAGGCGCCGGGCTGGCCCCGGCTGCCGGGCGGGCCGGTGACCGGGGTTCCTCCGAGGCGCTCAACCTGGTGGGCGAGCGCCCGGTTGTACTCCCGCTCTGCCTGCAGCTGGTGGCCGAGCTGGCCGCTTTGCCACCAGATGTATGCGACGAGCAGGGCGAGCATTCCGCCAATAAGGAGGGCGATCGGGTCGCGGCGGGGCACCCTGTGCGCGCTCACGTCATGATCCCCCCTTGTTGGCGTTGTACAACTGGATCGCCAGAAGCAGCACGGGCACGACGAGACTGAAGAAGATCAGGCGACGGTCGTTCTGCCGCTGCTTGTCCTTCTCCTCGGCCTGCTGTTCCAGCTTCGCGACCCGGCCGACGAGGGCGGTGTGCCGCTCGTCCTGCGCCTGTTGCCCGAGGCGGAGGATCTCCCCGTCGACCTTCTGGTTGACGAGCGCGACGACCCCGTGAATGTCCTCCTTGAGATCTTGGCGGACGTCCTCCAGGCGGCGGACTACTTCACCAGTCGTCGGCTCATCTGCCACGTTCGGCTCCGATCAGTCAGGTGTCCGAGCGCGGGGTATGCGGTGCCGCCCATCCGGCAACCCACGACCCGGCGGCGGGGATGAGGGCGAGCACGAACGGCTCCAGCGCGTCGGGCATACCGGAGATCAGCGACGGGTCGTCCGTGACGGCGCCGAGGATGGCCAGACCTGCGAGGCTCGCCAGGTATGCGACGGCCGAGGAGGCCTTGACCTTCTTCTCGATCGGGGCAGAGGGAGATGCCATGAGGGATCGTTCCTTCCGGGTCAGGTGGTGACGGTGAAGCCGTGCCGGGCGGCGAGCAGCTTCAGGGACTTCTCGCCGGGGATGCCGTCGGCTGCGTCGCCGGTGTAGCCACCGCCGGCTGGGGAGCGCTGCCAGCGGGCGTAAGCCGTGATGGTCTTCGTGCCGAAGCTGCCGTCGACGTACTGGCCGGGCAGCAGACCCTCGGCCTTGAGCGCCCGCTCGACGGTGAGGACCTCAGCCTTGTGCGAGGTGTGGCCCTGCGCGGCGGCCGGGTCGTGGCGGGCCGCGTACACGACGTGCGCCAGCGACACCTTCGGCTTGGCCGGGGTGCTGGGTGTGGTCGGGTTCGTGCCCTCAGCGGTTCCGACGAACGTCGGCCAGGAGCCGGGGTCCTGGTGGGAGTTCTCCGGGACCTGGCTGTGCCCGTACCAGCCGCCCTTCGAAGCCCACGTGGACGCGGACCGGTGGGACGTGAAGTCCGTCGGCCGGCCCATGGGCCACGAGTTCGCCACGCCCCAGGAGCTCACCCACTCTTGGAGTTCGGCCCACCCCTTGCACGGGGTGTCGACGAGCCGCGCGTACACCGTCTTCCCGACCCGGCAGTACGGGAAGAACAGGGCCTCGATCTGAATCACGACCGAGCCCGCGCGGTTGGTGCGCGTGCCGCCCGCCTGGTCGGCGAGGGACTTGGAGCGGGAGTTCGCGGGGACGAACTGGGTGATGCGGCCGGTGAACGGGTCCCACAGGATGTGCGGGGCGACCGCCTTGCCACCTCCAGCGAAGTAGGAGCGCAGGGCCTCGTAGGGGACGAGGTCGATCGGCTTGGCCGCGGTCGCGTTCTTGTCCCAGGTGATGTGGGCGATCGCCTTGGCGGGGCCGCCGTCGGTGGCGGCGTGGTCGCCTATGTCGAGCCGGGTCGCGCCCGGCATCCACAGGTCGGGCATGGGTGCTCCAGACATGACGAAAGCCCCGGCCGTCGGCGCGGGGCGTGAGGGCGGGGCGGGGTTACTGCAGGGGTGTCTCGTCGGTGGCGATGCGGACGATCCCGCCGTTGACGAACGGGGGCTGCGCGAGGGCCTCCGCGAAGGTGGCGAGGGCGGCCTCGACACGCTCGGCGGGGAGCATCGCGGAGGCGCCACCGACGTAGATCTCGGTGATGTCCCCGCTGTCGTTGCCGATCGTCACGCGGTAGACGACGGGGGATCCGGCGAGGCTGATCTGGCTGGCGAACCCGGCCATGAGGCTCCTTTCAGGAGGCTGCTTCGTAGGTGATGCAGGCGCGCATCTGGAAACTGGCGGCCCACGTGAACGGGATGGTCGGGCTCATCGTGGACAGCCTGGACACCGGCACGAGTCCGGAATCGGGGAAGTAGCAGGCGCTCGTTGACGAGCCGCCGGTGATGAGGATGTGGCCCGCGTAACGGCTACTGCCCCCCACGGCTTGGGCGCCGCCGATCTGATTGACCCCGCTGACTGCGGCGGCCGGCATGGCGAATGCGTAGGTGCCGCTGCCGTAGGTGGTGGTGGACCCCGTCAGCAGGTCGATCACGCGGTGCACGGTCCGGCCGATTTTCAGGTAACGGCCGCTGAGGGTTCCGTTGCCGAGTACCGGGTTGGTGGTGGACGCCGTCCAGGTTGGCGTGTCCGAGGTCCAGGCGCCGAAGAAGCTGAGGAACTGGTCGCGGATCTCGGCGTTGAGCTGGGCTGCGGTGACGACCTCTCCGACAACCCAGGTGCGCGGGGTGAAGGTCACCGGCCGTCCTCCTCACCGTCAAGGGCCGCGGTGGCGGCCAGGTCGTCGAGCGGGTCGGCTGCGTCGTCGGGCGGCCGGTTCCAGGCCGACTCGTCGGCGGGGTTCCACCAGTTCCGGTCATGCGGCAGCAGCGCGGCCAGCTCCGCCTCGACGGCCCGCACGTCGTCGGGGAAAACCAGGGCGAACCAGCCGGCCCCGCACTCCGTGCACGCCATGCGCGGATCGTCCGGTGAGACGACCTGCGCGGAGCCGCACGGGCAGTCCGCCACCCACCGGCCGTGGTTGACCTGCGCGTACAGCCGGTGCCCGAGGATGAAGCCCTCGGGCGGGATGAGGCGGCGCTGCTGGCGCAGTTCGACCCAGCGGAACACCCGCTCCGCGGCTGGCATGAGCGCCCAGGCGTGGGCCAGTTGGTCGGGCGGCGGCAGGTAGAACGTCTCGGCGCGCACGACGGCGATGGGCACGGCGTCCCCCCTTTCAGTAGGCGAGGCGGGTGGTGGAGCCGAGGACCGAGTACGAGGCGTCGTCCAGCACCCACACCGTGTCGGTGAAGGTCTTCGACGTCTGGAACTGGAAGAGGTGCTGTTTCTCGCCGATGTCCTCGCGCCAGCCCTCGACCGTCACGGACATCGACGAGGAGGGCGCCTGGCTGGGCATCGTCGTCACCGTGATGACGGTGGAGATGTCGGCGGCCATCAGCGCCCGGTAGGTGCCCAGGCCCATCGTGTACGCCTCGATCTTGATCCCGCGCAGCTCCAGAGACGGGCTCGAGTAGCGCTGCAGGAGCCAGTTGCCGAGGTCGGTGACGACCAGGTCGGTGGTGCACAGGGTGTCCACGGTGCGGCCCATCGGACCGCGCGCCGCCTTCGAGATGGCCTGGACCATGCGCTGTGTCGCCCCGCCCGGACGGGTCAGGGTGAGGACGTTGGCGACTTTCTGGGTGTCGTAGGCCAGCGTGAAGTCGTCCGGCTCGTAGTCGGCGTAGAGGATGCTCAGGGTGCTGGCCGGGTTGTAGCGCACGGACCGGCCTTGCAGCTTCACCGTCGGCGTGCTGCGGGAGGCGTACACCTTCCCGGACTCGGTTCGCTCGACCTCCCGCAGGTGCTCCAGGCAGGACTTGCCCAGGGCGGCCTGTTCGGCGATCCCGGTGCTGAACGTCCCTATGTCGGCGAAGCCCAGGCCGACGTAGGAGACCAGCCGGAAGGCGCGTTCGTCGGCGGTCTCGCCGCTGTACCCGTTGGTGCCGCACGTGTAGTGGGTGGCGATGTCCGCGGCCGCGATGCTGGAGTCGAAGTACACGGCGACGCTGCTGATGCCGCCGTTCCACAGGTTGGAGCCGTTGTGGCTGGCCCCGACCGTGAGCGTGGACAGGTCCTGCATGGCCAGGATGCCGCCGCCGCCGGAAACGAAGGCGCCGTCCACGTACAAGCTCTGGGTGGTCTCCGTATACACGACGTGGTGCAGCTGGCCGTCGGCCAGGTTCACCGCTCCGGCCGTGGTGGTCACGGCCGCCAGGTCGGGTGTCTTCGACTCGACGGTCAGAAAGCCGGTGCCGGCGGCCAGGTAGAGGATCAGGTAGGTGGTCTTGTCGGCGCTGTGGATGGTGAGGATGTTGCGGCCCGCTGTCGACGTGGCGAACCAGGCCTCGATCAGTAGGTCTTCGGAGAACGAGCTGCCGTTGGCGCTGCCGCCCAGGCTGGCCCGCAAGTACTTCCCGGCAGAGGCCGAGGCGGGCGTGAAGAGCGGCGCACCGGCCATCCCGAGCGGGGCAGTGCCGGCGCCGAAGGTGAGGGTGCCGCCCGCCCCGGACTGCTGGATGGCGAGGGACTGCGGCCCGGTCGTCCCCGACGCGTCGCCGCCCGAGGTGGCGGTGGAGTCCTCGTCGAGGGGGTAGTACGCGTTCGGCCCCCACAGCAGGACCTCTTGGATGAGCATGGCCCGCATCTGGTCATCGGCCCGCGAGAGCACGCTGAGCACGTCGGATGCGGTGATGGTGACCTTCGAGTTGAGGCCGATGAGCTTGACCGGCCACTGGTTGACCGGCCCCCAGAACCGGCCGGACAGCTCGGCTGCGTCGAGCGCGTTCCAGGCGGTCACGGTGGCGCCCTCCTGCACCTGCACGCCGTCCACCCACACCTGGCGGCCGGACTGCGGGTAGTCAGATGGAATGACCTGCAGAGTGTGGCTGGTCGCGGTGGCGGTGAAGGTGTAGGTGATGCGCTGCCAGTCGCCGTTGACGGTGGAGGCAGCCCCGGCGCCGCTGATCCCCACGACGAACAGCGAGGCCGCCCGTCCCCCGGACGGCACCCACACGTAGGCGGAGGCGGTGTACTGCTGCCCGATCACCAGGCTCGTGACGACAGTCTGCACCGCGGGGAACTGGCCGCCCGGCGAGCGCAGGAACCGCACCTCGTCGACGAACAGGATGTCGCCGGCGGGGGGCGTGCTGGGCACGGTCGCGGCGATCTGCCCGAATGCCGCGCCCGCCGGGGCGGTGAACGTGCCGCTGAAGAACGTCCAGGTGTTGGCCGTGACCGCCTGCGAGTTGAAGCTGGTGGTCAGGTAACCACCGCTGGCGTTGTACCAGTTCACGTTCAGCGACACCGTCCTGGCGGTGACGCAGCGCAGCCAGCCCTCCGCCTTGTAGGACAGGCCCTCGGTGACCGGGAACGTCTCGGATTCCATCCGGGGCGACGACGCGATCCCGTTGGGGGTGATCTGTGCGGACCAGGTGCCGGACTGGGCGACGGTGTTGACGCGGGCCACCGTCGCACCGTTGCCGGTCCACGGGGACAGTGCCGTCTCGAAGGTGGGGTTCGAGTTGAGGGCGCCGCCCCAGGTGATGAGCATCGAGCGGGAGCCCTGCCAGGCCCTGACCGAGGACTGCGCGAACGACGTCGAGGCGTCGCTGCCCACCGCCCACCCGCTGGTGTCCACCTCGAACGTCGGGTTCCCGACGTAGTTGAGGGCCGACGCGGTCGCGGCCTCCTCGACCATGACCGCGTCCACGGACACCAGGTCCCCAGCGGCCGGCGCCGCGTTGGGCATGACCCGCAGCGTGGCCACCGCACCGGTCGCGGTGAACGACACCGTCAGACGGGTGTACGCGTCGTTGACCGCGGAGGCCGCCGAGTCCTGCCCGCCCGCGCGGAGCTTGACCGCGACGTCCCCGGCCGGCACCCGCACATACGCGCTCGCCGTGTACGTCGCGCCGATCGTCAGCCCGTACACCGTCGTCTGGAAGTAGTCGCCTGCGGACGGCGACCAGGTGACGCGGGCCGCGTTCGAGCCGACCTTGACCGCGCCAGCCGGGGCGGACACGTCGACCCCGCCGGACCATTCCCAGGTCTCGACGCTGCCGCTCTCGAAGCTGGGGTTGCGCACGAAGTTCGTGGCGACGGTGGCGATGCTCACCCGCAGCGGCACGCCGTCGACGACGTTCGGGAAGTACGGCGAGGAGCTGTTCTCCGGGGTGAGCGCCCCGTCCAGGTTGTCCAGGGTCAGCGTGCACGTGCCGACCTGGGTGTCCGACAGTTCGTCCTGCGCCCCGCCGGTGATCGAGATCCCTGCGGGCATATCGACGCGGCCCGTGATGTCCGTCCAGGTGCCACCCGTTGAAACGGCATCTGTCAGTGTCGTACCGAATGCGGCTTCCACGACCACCCGTGTCATCCGTGCACCCCTTCACCAGGGCAGCCCCGGCCCGCCTACGCGAGACCGAGGCTGCCGCCGCCGCTGTTCCGTTTGAGCTCCAGGAGCGTCTTTTGGATCGCCTTGCCGACGCTCATCGGATCGGCTGTCGGCGCTACCTGGACCGTCACCTGCACGACGGTCCCGCCGCCCGGACGTACAGCAGCTGCCCGCCCGGCTACCGGGGCGACCGTCGCGCGTCCGGCCATCCGGCCCGCCACGGTGTCCATTGCCCGGTCGACGTGCGGCAGGCCCTGCAGGACACCGACCGCCACACCACGCGCGGTGTTGATGCCGTCGGGGATCATCGCCCTGGCCGGGCTCTTGATGCCGAGGGCCTTCCGCAGCGCCTTCTGCATCGACTTGGCCAGCTTCTCCATGGTCGCTTCCAGGGATTTCTCCTGGGAGAGCAGACCCGTGAGGAAGCCCTTGGACGCGTTCTTGCCCGAGTCGTACAACTTGTCCGCGCCGGACTTGCCCAGGGCCGTGGTCGACGAATCGATCTGCGACTGAAGGGCGTTGATGGACTTGAAGGTGCCCTTGTCCGCGCCGACCAGGGCGGAGGCGTAGGCGTACCCGGCCTCCGGGCCCATGTTGAGGATCTGCCTCAGCAGGCTCTTCGACAGGCCCTTCTTGGCGAGGATGTCGATGTACCGGGTGAACTGGCGGATCTGCGCCAGCTTGCCCGCGAGGCCCGCCTTGATGCTGCTGCCCGAGACCTGATCCGGCTCCAGTCCCAGACTCGACAGGGAGGCGCCCTCGCGCGCGGACCTCGTGACGTCGCCCGCGAACGCCTTCGCTGCGGCGATCCGCGCGGCGATCGCGTCGCGCTTCTTCGCCGCCGCCAGCAGCTTGTCGGTCTGCTTGTCGACGTACCGGACCAGGCCGGACTCCTTCTTGCCGGAGAACGCCGTCTTGATGTCCTTGACCAGGTCGGCAGCCGTCGACTTGATCTTTGCCGCGCTGCCGGTAAGGCCCAGTATCAGGCCCTTGCCCATGTCCTTGGCGAGCGCCGTCGTCTTCTTTGACGGCGAGCGGATCTCCATCTCGTCACGGATCCCGGCAGTGACCGCGGACGCCATCAACCGTGCGGCCGCACCCACGCTGCCCGCGGCGCCGGCCATACCGGACACGAGGCCGGCCGCCACTGCGGCTCCCGCGCCCGCCATGCCGTACCCGGAGCCGAGGCGGTCCTCGTTGATGGCCTCGACGAGGGACCGGTACTTCGCCGTCGACTTGGCGTTGATCATGTACTCGCCGTTCGAGGCCATGATCGGGACGCTGTCCGAAGTGCCCGTGCCCGGGCCACGGATGGGGCCGCCACCGGGAAACCCAATAGGGCCGCCCGTGGCGTAGTTGCGGTGCGCCGGCGCGACCGCACTCTTCGACCCCACCGTGGTGAATACCGACGTGATGTGGACCGTCTTGTCGTTGACGGACGCCAGTTGACCCTTGGCCCGTCGGACCTTCGCTTCGAGGTCGGCGATGGTCGCCTTCAGCGCGGCCTGCTTCGACGGCGGGACCGTGGCCAACTTCCGCTTGGCCTCGGCGAGCTGCGCCGTCCAGTTGTTGATGTCCAGCTTCAGCTTGCCCGCCGACAGCTTCGGCGCCGACGAGGCCGCGAACTCGGTCGCCTTGCGCTCCGCGGCGTCGAGGCTGCTCAGGTATTTGCCCTTGAAGCTGTCGAACTCGGAGCTGGCCTTCTTCAGTTTCGGACCGATGCCGGGCATCCAGCCGAACAGCTTCGCTGCGGCGCCCACGACCACGCCGACCGAGTCCATGAACGCTTGGCTGATGAACCGGAAGGCATGGATGACGATCGGCGCGGCGTTGATCGCGGCCCCGGTGAGGTCGATCATGGCGACGCCGAAGACGCGGGACGCCTCCAGGATGCCGATCTTGTTCTCGGCGACCCACTGATTCAGGCGCTGAAGTGGCCCGACCGCGTTGTTCACCGAGTCGCCGATCGGCAGGAAGGCACCAGCGATCCCCATCGCGGTGTCCTTGAGCGTGGGCCCGATGAGGGCTCCGACGTCGCGGATCGTCTTCATCCCGAACGTGATGTCCCGGAACACCGGCTGCAGTTTGTCCAGGGCGCCTGCCAGGACGTCCATGGCGCCGGCCGCGATGTCTCCGCCGACCTTGAAGGTCTCGCCGAACATCGGGCCTAGGACGCGGCCCGCTTCCCCGCCGAGACGGCCGATCCCGCCGACCACGCTGTCGACTGCGGAGAACAGACCGTCGAGCATCTTGGCGGCGCCGGGGATGCCGGTCTTCAGCCCGTCGAACATCTCGGGCAGTCCCTTGGACAGCAGGCCGCCGATGCCGTCGGAGAAGGCCTTCAGTGTCGGGCCGGAGGCCGCACCGAAGTCGAGCAGGCTCTTGGCGAACGGGCCGACCGACGACGTCATGTCGCGGATGAATCCGGTGCCCAGCTTCAGGTTGGTCTGGAGGTCGTCCTGGAAACCCGAGTCCTTCAGCAGGCGGCCGACGCCCTTGGCTGCGTCACCGAACCCCTTGCCCATCTCGGTCGCGGACCTGCCGAGGATCTTCACCACCGGCGCGGCGTCCTTCACCGCGCGCGTGAACCCCGGGAGCATCGCCTTCTGGACGTCTCGGCCGACGCCGGCGAACTCCTTCTTCGTGCTGACGAGCGCCTTGGTGAAGTCGCGCTGTTCGGGGCCCAGTTTCTTCAGGGCCTCGGCGTATTCCTTCTTGCCCTTGCCCGCAGCCTCCATCGCGTCACCGACACCGGCGAAGCCGAGCTTGAGGGTGACCGCTGCCAGGGCGCCCCCGGCCAGCATCGGCACGAGTGCCCCGAGTGCTGGCAGCAGGGACAGGCCTGCCGCACCGGCCACGGCCATCATGCCGCCGCTGAGGCCACCGCCCGAGCTGCCCAGACTGGTGGCCGCACTTCCGCTCGCGGAACCGACGTCGCGTAGGCGCCGGGCGACGTCGGGCGCGCCATCGCCCAGGACGCCCTGCGCGTCGGCCGCGGAGAGGAAGCGGCCGCGCAGATCGCGCAGTCGTCCGTTGGCGTCCGTGGTGAACGCGGCCACACCGCGCTGAGCACGCGTACTGGCGTCGCTGATGTGGAGCAGGCGGCGGGCCGCCGCCGCTATGCGGCTCCCCATAGAGTCCGCGGAGTCCCCGGCCGTGGAGAACCGGGACTGCAGCGTGCGGAGCCGGGTGCCTGCGTCGTCGGCCATGGACCGGACGGCGGTCGAACTGCGCTGGCTCATGTCGGCCAGGCGGCGGTGCAGTCGTTCGCTGCTGTCGCCTGCCCGGTTGAGGACCCGGCTCAGCCGGTCGTCGCCGTCGAGGATGAACCGCATACGGTCCGACATCACTCACCTCCGCGGATCTGTGCCTGGTGGTTGTCGATCCAGGTGGTGAGCAGGTCGAACTCTTCCTCGGTGAGGTCGTCGACGTCGCGCGGGGTGTAGCCGAAGTGCAGCCCGAACAGCGGCAGGTAGCTCAGCCGTCGCTCGGTGAAGCTGCCTCCGTCGGCGGCGTCTCCGGGGCGGGGGCGGGGGCCGGGTCTTTTGGGGCCGTCACGTCGGCGATCGCGGCCTCAGCGTCTGCAGGGTCGTGCGCCACGTCGCGGAGCTCGTCGAACGCCTCGGCGAGATCGTCCGGGTTCTCCCGGTACTCCTCGAACATGGCCTCGGCGTAGGCCTTGACCTCGCGGGCGTCGAGCCGGGAGCGCAGCTCACCCTCGAACGGATCGAAGTCACCGAACCTGAGAGCGGGTTCGGTGCGCTTCCGAATCGCCCAGACGACGACCCGCAGGGCGTGAATGTCGCCAGACCTCACGCCCTCCTTGATGTCAGCCCATCGGGCGTCAGCGGTGCGCTCGATGATCTGGATCTCGGAGGCGCGCAGCTGGCCGCGGCCGGCGTCGAAGGACTGCGGCTCGGAGCCCTCGGGCTCGTAGACGATGATCACGGGTGTGCTCCTATTCGAGGCGGCGCCGCACGTCGTCGAGGACGCGGGCCACCTCTCGTTCCATACGGGGGGTGTGGTTGCGGACGGTGCGGTCCCACCACAGAGGCGTGGCGTTCTGCTGCGCCCACCGGCGCCGGTTGCCGAATACGGGGTGGCGGATGCGGCCGGTGTTGATGGCGGCCGGCATGCCCTTCAGGTCGGTTGGCAGGCGGCTCTTGTCGATCCACACGGTGGCGCCCGGCCGGGACCCGGTACGCACGCTGATACGGATCGCGTCGGCGATCGTCGCCCGCATGGGACGCGTCGTCGGTGACGGGCCGCCCCGCCGCCCGGCACTGCGGCCCTGGGAGCTGATGTCGAGGTTGCGGATGGTGTCTTGGAGGTCGTCGCGCAGGGGCTCGGCGGCCCGCCTGATCCTGCGCTGCATCGAGCTGCGGATGTTCTCGCCACCGGCAGCGCGCAGGCGCCGCTGCAGCTCCAGCAGGCTGCCGGTGTTGAGGATCCGTACATCGCGCGTCACGGCAGGCTCACAGCGTGACGTCGGTCGACATGTACTCGATCTTCGGCTGGTTTGTGCCGTCGTACAGGCCGGTGAAGTTGAAGCTCGGCTTCACGACACCGAACCCGTCGACGACGGGCGGACCCTCGTCGAGGCGGATCGCGGGCAGGATGATGCGGAACGTCTCGAAGTACGTCGACGCGATCAGCGGGCCGATGAACTCCCACACCAGACTGGTCGCCCCGTCGCTGGTGTGCAGGTCATCCAGGGTCGTGGCGACGTAGTCCGACTCCAGCGTGCCGGTGATCTTGACCTGGTCGTTCTCGATCGGCTCCTTCTTGAGAGCCGACTGGTTGGCGTAGAAGCGCTCGACGTCCTGAGGCCGCTCGATCTTGCAGGACACCTTGCGGATCCCGTCGAGCGCCGTCTCCGTACCGAACGCGCCGGTCTTGAGCGCCATCTGGCCGAAGTGGAACGGCGACATGTTCGAGTAGCTGGCGACCGCCAACGTCTGGCCCTCGTCGCAGTCCTTGCCGTCGATCTCGAACGTACCGGTGAGCATCTCGCCCACGCCGCACGCGAACTCACCCGACGTGATCTTGCAGCCCAGAAAGGTCTTGTCGGTCACCGTGCCGGTCGTGAGTGGCACGCCCTTCTGGATCGTCAGGCTCTTGCCCGCGACCGACGCCAGGGTGTGAGTCTGCAGGTACGCGGTCGTCGCCGCCTGCTGGACGGGCGTGACCGTCGTGCCCATCAGCGTCTGCAGGATCAGCCCCATCCCCTTGTTGGAGATCTCCATTTCGAACGACCCGGAGACTTCCTTGCGCGTGAGGACGCGCCGTGCTGACAGCGGCAGCAGACGACCGGCCGCGATGCCCGCGCTCTGGGCCGTGGTCTTCTTGAGGACCAGCGATTCCTTGGTGAACTCGATGAACTTGGACGACGCCGTGAAGGTGCCGTAAGCCGACTCGGCCGCGATGCCCATCTGGGCGCCGAGCCCGGATCCGATCGCCATGGATCAGCCCTCCTTCTGCGGCGCCGACTTGGCCGCGGTCTTCTTCAGCGGCGCCTGCGGCGCCTGCTCGTCCTTGGGCTCCTCGACGCCCTCCCACGTGCCGGACTGGCACACGTAGCCGTCGAAGCGCTCGTCGGGCACCTCCACGACCTCGTCGGGATGCACCTCGCGGCCGCCGAGCTCCGGCACGGTTACCGGCTCGGGCCCGATGTAGCGCACACGCGCCATCGCTTACTCCTCAAGTGGGTTGGATCAGATACGGGCTCGGCAGGACACCGTGAACTGGACACCCGCCAGGGCGCCTTCGCTGATGTTCTGCAGGAGGTTGCCGGTCGTGAGCTCTGCCCACAGCACGACGCCGCCGAGGTCCGGCGCCGTCGGGTTGGAGGCCGAGGCCCGAAGCGCCGTCTCGACCTCGCCGACCAGGTCGAAGGCGTCACCGCGGCGGAACGACATGTCCTTGTCGCCGCCCCGCGATTCGGCGTAGCAGGAAATCGAGAACACCTCGTCGCGGGTACGGGCCCCCGCAGCGTTGAACTCCTGCTGCAGCTCCACGGACTGCTCGCCGCCCGGCACCCACCCGATGTGGATCCGGCGCCGGTTGGTCAGGTTCACCGCGGTCGGGCCGTCCACGATCGCCACCTCGGCGAGCGCGGGCCGTGCCCGCAGGATCGCCAGCAGCGCGTCAACGGCGGCCGGGACTCGGGACGTCTGCACTACGCCACCCCCGGCGGGACCTTGTACGGCTCCAGCAGCTGCAGGACCCGGTTGGGGATCGCGTAGCCCCAGCCCGGTGTGGGCTCGGTGACGTTGAAGTCGTCGCCGCCGCCGACCGAGGACAGGCCGCGTGATGCCCCGTACTGGGTGCGCCACAGGTGCTGCAGCAGGATGCGGGCGGCGAGGTTGATGGTGGCCGGTACGGTGCCCCTGCCGGCCGTGTAGGTGACGCGCCACAGGGTCCCGGTGAACGAGCCGCCCCGGTAGCGGACGATGCCGGTGGCCCCGTCCAGGACGAGGTCGGCCACGTCGAGGGCGTCGCCGGTCTCGACGGCCGGTACCACCGACACCAGGGCGACGGCCGGGATGTTCGACAGGCACAAGGAGGCGCCGCGGCCCTCGATGGTCTCGGCGAACTCGCGGGTCTCGACCGGGCCGACGTGCCGTTCGATCGCCGCGGTGAGGGCGTCGACGTACACCTGCAGCTCGGCGTCTTCACTGGTGCCGTCGATGTCGAGCTGTGCCTTCGCCTCGGCGAGGGTGAGCAGCGCCACGGGTGCCTCCCGCTACTTGCCGTCGAGCGTGGACTTCGTCATGGGCTTGCGGCGGCCGGTCGCCTTCTCCGGCTCGCCCGGCGCGGTTGCGGTCTCCTCCGGGGCGTCGCCGCTCTCGTCGCCGTCGGTGTCTTCGGTGGCGAGGCCGCCCGCGATCATCTGCTTGGCCTCGTCGTCGGGCAGGTCCACGCTGTTGCCCCGGTCCGGCCAGGGCTGGCCGTCGCGAGTGCCAGAGATCGTGACCTTCATACGAACACGCATTGCTGTTTCCTCTCGGGCCAAAGGGCGGCCACCGGCCGGTGGCCGCCCGGATACGGACGGATCAGGACGCGCCGCCGACGAAGACCTTGACCGCGCCGGTCTGGTCGATGAGCAGGCCGTCCGCGCGGATGATCGCCCGGAAGGTGACCAGGTCGGAGTTGAACGCGTAGTCGTCGGAACGCTCGAAGCGCACCCCGCCCGCCAGGCGGACGAAGTACTGCGCGAAGTCACCGAACGCGACCGACTTCGCCGACAGTGCGGGCGCGGCCACGTTCGGGTCGGTGTGGACCGGCTTGCCCAGCAGCGTGTCCGGGGCGCCGACCTGGATGGACGGCTGCCACAGGTACTGCCCCTGCCCGTCCTTGAGCTTGCGTGCGGCGCCGAGAGTGGCGTCCCGCATCAGCCAGCCGCACGAGGTGCTGTTCCGGTACGGGGCGATGACCGAGTAGTACAGGTCGATCAGGTTGTCCGCGGTGAACGCACCCACCACGGCCGTGCCGCCGGTCACACCGGTCGAGGCGGAGGTGATGACACCGGTCGGCTTCGACGAGCCGTCACCGGTGATGGCGTGGACGCCGAACGCGTTGCCCAGCGCCCGCCCGGCCTGCATCGCCAGGTAGCCCTCCAGGTCGACACCGGTGTCGGACAGCAGCTCGGACGACGCCTGCAGGAGAACGCCGTACTTGTACGCACCCAGAGTCCGCTTGGCGAACGCCGGGTCCGACTCCGAGATGGGTGCGGCCTCGGCGGTGAGCGCGGCGCTGGAGTGCGCCGTGGTCACCGGGATCTCGATGCTCTCGCCGGACGCCGTGTTCAGCACGGTCGGCCCGGCCATCATGATCCCGGACACCTCGATGAGGTGCGCCATCAACTGGCCGTAGAACGTGGTCGGCACGGTGTTGCCGCCCGCCGTCGCGGTGCCCTTGACCAGGTCACGGAAAGCGACACCGTCAGGCTTGGCGATGTCGATGCCGCGCATCTCGCCGCGCGCCCAGCGCCGCAGCTCGGAGTCCTTGTCGCTCTTGCGCTCCTGCTCCTGCGGCTTGGCGAGCAGCCCGGCGAACGCAGCCTCGGCGTCCTTGGTGCGCTGCTCCGCCTCGACCAGGTCCTTGGCCCGCTGGTCCATCTTGTCGAGGTCGGCGTTGAAGGCCTGGTACTTGGCCTCCTCCTCCGCCGTCAGATCCCGCTTCTCCTTCTCGGCCGTGTCGAGCAGCTCCTTGGCCTGCTCCCACACGTTGGCGCGGCGCTCCTGCAGCGCCTTGATGAACGAACTCACGTCGCCCTCCTGGGCATGACGAAGGCACCCGCAAGCCGGTGGCCGGGGCGCCAGGTGGATGGTGTGTCGAGGTGGGTTTCGCCCTGCCTCAGAAGGTGCGGCGACTCATGAGCTCGGCTCGCCGCTGCCGTACCGCCATGACCGGGTGGGGGTCGCCCTGCCCAGTCGGCGGAATGATCGTGGGGGCCGGGGCCCCGAGGAACCGCTTCAGCTCGCCCGCCTCGGCCGCGGCCCGCACCTCGGCCAGCTCGGCGCCGGCCTTCTCCGCCAGAGAGCGCAGCCCCGTCGAAGTGTCCAGGTAAGCCGGATCGTTGACCGGGGCCACGTCGACCAGCTGCCCGGACAGCAGCGTCCGCACAGGGAAGCCGTCGTCCGTCATCGACCAGTCGTCCTCGAACGTGAAGAACGCGAACGACGACTCGGTGACGTCGCCGCGCTGCACCAGCTCGTACACGTCACCGCGGGCCGCGGGCACGTCGACGCTGTAGTCCAGCCCCGTACCGTCCGTCTGTAGCCGCAGCGTGCCCGCACGGGAGGTGCCCAGCAGCATGTTGTTGTCGTGGTTGTAGCGGGCCATCACACGCGGCCAGCCGTCCCCCTCGGACTTCGCGAAGAACCCGGGGTCGATGCGCTCGACAAACCCGCCAAGGTTGCGGGACAGCGTGTTGAACTTCGCCGCGTACCCGCCGATCGTCCTGCTATCGCCGGCCGCCCGGACCTCCACGAGGCCGCGCGTGAACCGACGCTCACTGTCGCCGTTCATCACTTCTCGCTTTCGTCGCGGGCCACCTTGCCCAGTGGCGCGTAGTCCTTGCCCAGACCGTTGGGCAGGGGCGGTTCGTCTTCCATCCGGCGCAGCTCGTCGATGTTGTGCAGGCCGATCGCCCGGGAGATCCGGTGGGCCTGGTAGCGGGTGAGGGTGTCGGTGCGGAGCATCGCGTCCGCGTTGAACCGGGCCTCTTCCGTGGGAGGGCGCAGCAGCGAGAACGCGTCCTCCAGGCGGGCGAGCCACGGGCGCAGCGTCCACGTCAGGAGGTCGATGCTGTTCTGCTCGACCGTGGCGTAGGTGAGGCTGCCGCCCGTCTCGCCGCCGACCTTCTCCGGCGGCACGCCGTAGATTGCGGCGATCTGGTTCGCGGTCGCCTTGATGGTCTCCAGGAACTGCGACTCGTTGGCCGGCACCGAGATGGCCCGGTACTTCACGCCGTTGCCCAGCGCGACCACGTCGCGGCCCTGGGCAGCTTCCTTGAAGCGGGCCTTCAGGATCGTCGCCGCGTCCCGGTCGACGACCATGTCCGTCTCCAGGACCGCGCTCGGGGTGGAGCCGTTGGCGAACCAGTCCCGCCCGAACTGGTTGGCCAGCAGCCCGGCCTCCGTCGTCGTCGCGAAGTACGCGATCGGCGACAGCCCGAGGATCTGCCCGGGCACCGTGTACGCGGGGACGTGAAACATCTGCCCGTCCTCGAGACGGCGGCCCTTGTAGTACCAGACCGGCACCGCAGCGAGGTTGTCCTCGATGTGGACGTCGTCCGGGTGGAGCCACTCGATCTGGGACGGCCAGCCGTCCGGGCCCCAGGCGACGATCAGCCCGTAGGCGTTGCCGCGCAGCGTCAGCGACGTCATGCACCGGTGCAGCCAGTCGTAGCGCGTACCGACCGCGCTCGGGCGGCGGAACAGCGGGGGCACCGGGGCCCGCAGCCGGTCCTCTCCGTCCGCCCGGTAGGACTTCAGCGGCAGGGACGCCACCGAGTCCGCCAGCAGCCGCGTGGCCGCGTACACGGGCCCCAGCCGCAGCGCCCGTTCCTGGCTGCCGCCGCGCAGTACGGCTGGGTCCGAGCCCGAGCCCCACACGTCCTGGTACGAGATCGCCCGCTTCAGCGCCGTTCGACGGAAGGGCCACCACCTCATTTCGTCACCCTTCTCACCACACGCTGCTCAGAATGTCTCCGGACCGCTTGTCCTCCACCTCGGCGCCGAGGCCCCACTTGGCTTCCGTCGCCGCGACCAGGGGGCTGATATCGACGGAGACGATCCGCCGGGCCCACGCCCACGAGTCACCGAGCGTCCGTTTCTGCGCACCCGCCAGCGCCGACGCCAGCGGCGCCTCGTCGAAGTGGGTCAGCGACTGGTCGGCGACAGCGTCGTAGAACTGGCCGCAGGCCGCCGCCATCTCCCGGGCCTTGGGCTTGACCACCTCGACGCCCAGGCCGTCGTCCTCGTCCTCCAGATCGTCGATGAGGGAGCCTGCAGCGCTGGCCGGATCGACCACCCAGCAACGCGGCTCCCACTTGGCGTGCAGCTCCTTGGCGCGCTCCACGACCCAGCCCACGCCGGGCCGGTGGTCGACCACCGTGACGTGCACACCGCCCCGCCAGGGGAACGCTGCGCAGATCGCCGCGTGCGACCGCTCCGGGGTGACGTCGATGGCGAACGCCACCGTCCCCGACCGCTCGGCGTCTGTGACCGCCAGGGCCCGCCAGGCTTCCTCGCCGATGACCTGCCAGGTGGCCGCCTGGTCGGACGGGTAGTCGCCGACCCCGAGCCGCTCACGGGCGTACAGGGCGTCGCCCATCGTCAGCCTCCGGTGCATGCTCTTCTCGACTTGGAGCCGGTAGCCGACGGCCGGGTTCGCCTTCAGCAGCGACGCGACGGAGTCGATGTCGTCGTGCTCCGTACAGCCACGCGGGCACTCAGCCAGGTGCGGGGTGATGGACCACTCGAAGTACGCCAGGACCGGATCCAGCGTGCCGCTCTCCAGCGCGGCCATGGCCCGGGCCCGCAGCCGCCCCAACTGCTGCGACGGGGCGCCGATGCCTGCGCTGCCGAGGAACCACAGCTGACTGTTCTCGACGGCCTCCGTCGTCGGCGCGAGGGCCGACATGGAGTCGTCGCCGAGAATCATGCACTCGTCGAAGATGACGCAGTCCGAGGTGAAGCCACGGCCGGAGCCGCGGGAGCGGGCGATGTACTTCAGCTCCCGCCCGTCATGCAGCTCGATGCCCTCGCGGCCTACCGTCTTGTGGTACGCCTTGACGCGTTTATGCAGGTCAGGGCATCCGCGGATGAGGCGCTCGATGCGCTTCATCGTGTTCATCGTGGTTTTGAACTCGTGAGCCGACAGCAGGATCTGCTTCTCGCCACCGATGAACAGGCCCCACAACACGCGGGCCTCGATCACTCCGCCCTTGCCGTTCTGGCGCGGCAGGTTAATCGCGACCTCGGGCGCCGACCAGGAACCGTCCGGCTTCTCGCCCATCCCGACGCGCAGGATGTGCTGCTGCCACGGATCCAGCTTCAATCCCGCGCGCGCGGCAAGGTCGATAGCCTCCTGGCCGGCGCTCGACACCGACGGCGGCGCAGTCTCGATCGGCGGCTTCTGCCAGCCGTAGACCGGCTCGTCAGCCGGTGGACTGCTCACGGGCTGCGGCTCGGCGCTTCTCTCGCTGCTCAGCAATGTCATCGACCGAGTCCCCCTTCACTTCGACGGGGGCCAGGCGGCGCAGGTCAGCCATGATCGGGCGCAGCTTGTCAGCCAGGACGGCCTTCGCGGTGGGGGCATCCGTCTCATCCATGGCCTTCGCGAGGTCCCGGGCGACGGCCGCCATGCCGGGGGAGGTCTCGCCCGCGTGAAGGTCGTCGAGTTCGGCGGCGATGTCGTCGGCAACCGACATGATCACCCCCGGTCATCACGCACCGTCACGGGCGGCGGTTCGCTAAACCACTGGCGCCGACGCCGACGGAATAGCGGCCGCCCACTAAATCGCTGGTCTCCGCTTCGCCGGATCAGGGCTTTGGAAATCGCCGCGCAAAAAATCGGGCGACAAGGGCGTTTGGGTCGCCCGGGAAGGCCTCTAAAAAGGGGCCGGGCTCTTGATCACCACTCCAGTGTCCGGCCGGCCGTCGGGGTCCGGGTGGCGGCCGGCCGCTGCCGGTACCAGCGGGTGGCGACCCGTTTCATCTCGGGGTCGCGCATGGCTTCGATGCGCTGCATCACGATGGTGCGCCCGGGGTCGACGGCGATGACCTTGGCGTCCATGCGCTTGTACCGGGCGAGCCACTTGGGGCTGGGATTGGTGTGGATCAGGTAGACATCGACCTTGTCGCGGTGCTCGAACGCCTCGTACATGGCGGCGTACCGGGCCTTGTGGGCGACGCGCAGCAGTGTCGGGTCCTGGTTCCACTGCGGGGCGCCGGGTCCGGCGAGCGCGCGGGTGATGCGGTCGAGGTCGATGACCACGTCGTTGGGCTTGGCGTGCGCGTCGATCCAGCTGGTCTTGCCGGAGGCCGGCGGGCCGGTGACGACGTACAGCACGGCGTCACCACCTCAGCTGAGGGCGCTGGCGTACCACCTTCGGTGTGGTGGTGCGGTTGCCGCGGCTGCTGTTGCACTTCCGATGCGCGGGCCGGGCGTTAGCCGGGTCGAGCAGGTTGCCGCCCTTGGACAGCGGCTGCTCGTGGTCGAGGGTGAAGGACAGAGGGTGCTTGGCGTTCAGCTCGTACCCGATGTTGTGGCCGCAGATCCAGCAGGGCAGGCGCTGGGCTCGGAGCCAGGCGCAGAGTCGGCGGTAGGGGCGCCCGTTGCGTGGGTTGCCGGCCACGGGCGCCGCCTCCCGGTGTGGGTCAGGGTGTGGGCGTGGCGTTCAGCAGGCTGTTGGTGACGTCCTCGATGGCCTGGTTGAGCTCGTCCTCGGGGAGGTCGCCGCAGACCTTGTAGCCCTCGGTGGCGTCGATGCCGCCGCCTGTGCTGTGGAGTTGGTCTTCGATCCAGGCTCGGCACTCGGGGCTGACGCTCGTGGTGGCGGCGGCTGTGTCGGTGGGCAGGGCGCTGTTGACGGCGGCGCCGACCTGGTCGGCCATGAGCTCGCCCGCGTACTTCTGGAGTGTCTTGGTGGCGATGCCGTCGCACTGGGAGGGGTGGGTGCCGGGTGTGGCGCTCGCGCCGGAGTCGATGGCGTCCTGGAGTTGCTTGCGCATGGCCGTCTTGCAGGCGGCTGGGTCGGCCTTGGCGTCGTCTCCGCCGCTGCATGCGGTGAGGGCGGCGGTGAGGGCGAGGAGGGCGGCGCAGGCGGCTGTGCGGGTCTTCATGGTTCCCCCGGGGCTTGGATGCTGAGGGGGCATCATGCGACGCGTGGAACCGCTGTGGGGGCGCTGTGGCCGTGTTGTGACGATGGGGGGTCCGCCGCCCGGCGCTGAGCATCCCTGCGGGCCCGTGTTCCCGCGTGAGGCTCCCCAGCCTCCGGACGCCGGGCGGCGGACGTGGGGCACGACGAAGCCCCGGCGGGGGTGGTGGTGGCCGGGGCTTCGTGTGCGTCTGTGGTGCCTGCTTCGGGGCACAGTTGTTCACCGAGATCGTGACACGGCCCTGACCTGCGGTCAAGCGGCGTCGCGTGCTTGGCGTTCGGCAGCGAGGGCAGCGACGTCCTGGGCGGCGTACCAGGCCTGTCGTGGTGTGCCGCCTGAGCGGGTGAGGCGGCCGCGGCGGACCAGCTGCCGGACGGTGCCGAGCTCGACGCCGAGCATGCGCGCGGTCTGGTGGGCGGTGAGGTGGCCGGGCCGGATCATCTGCGACTCCATGACCCCCATGATGCGGGCTACGGCCGCCATTCCTCGCGGTAGCCGGGCCGGTCCGAGTAGGGCAGCGCGAGCAGGCGCAGCGTCCTGCACGGCCAGCTGGCATTGATTCCGTCGTCGCGGTAGCAGGTGCCGCAGTCGCTGCCGAGGTCGCTGACGTTGATGGCGGGGTGTGCGTCGATGATCCGCCGCTTCGCGTCGATCTCGCCCAGCACCCGAGCGGGATTCCATCGGACGATGTGATCTGCCTGCACGGCCTCGTGGATGACCCCGACATGCGGCGTGATCGTCGTGTGCTGCTGCCGCTCGGGCCGGTGCGCACCCCATCCGTTCTCCGGGTCAGCCTGCCCGCTGAACGCCTGCTGTGCAGCCTCAGCTTCCTCGTCGAGCTGCTCGCCGAGCCACTGCACCAGGTCTTCGCTCATGAGCTCATCCTCTCGTACCGATGTCGCCTGTGGGGCCTATCGGATCACCGCGTTCGGGGGCAGGTTGAGGGCTCGGCGGGAGGGCCCGAAACTCGAAACTTGGCAGGTGGGGGCCGATATCGGGGGCGAAACCGGTTTCGGATCAAGGCGAAACCACACCCTTGATCCGAAACCGGCTCGGCGGCCCCTATTCGCCGTCCTCGACGGCAGGGAGATCGGCGTAGCGGAGGCCCTTGGCGCCGCCGCAGCACTCCCGGATCGTCAGCTGCTTGGTGGAAACCTTGAAGGGCTTCAGCGCGGCGCTGAGGGCCGTCGACGAGCCTGCGGCATCCAGCTCCAGCCACTGCTTGTACAGGTCGGCCCGGTAGGCGGCGAGGGCCTCGACGAGCCGGTGGGAGTGCACAGCCTCGACACCGTCCGGCCAGACCGCCCGCAGGTGGTCGACGACCGTCTCGACGTCCTGCTCTTCGACCGCGGCACCGACGGCCTGTCCGGTGAGGGTGCCGGCCGCGGTGCGCAGTGCGAGGGCCCGCTTCCCGATGTCCTCGGCTTCGGTCTGCTTGATGAACGCGGCGCGGACGGTGATGCCTTCGCGGCCGCGGGCGAGGATGCCGGTGCCCTGTTCGTCGACGCTGATGTCGGTGGCGCGCAGGCCGCGGTCGTAGGCGCCGGTGCCTAGGACGTTGTTGTTGGCTCGCCAGTCCATGACGGCCAGGCACAGACGGGTGCCGACTGACGAGGAGACGCCGGTGGGCAGGGACGGCGCGTCCGGGTTCTGGGTGAGCAGGATGAGGATGATGCCGTAGGCGCGGCCCTTCTTGATGAGGCGGGTGGCCAGGGCGGCGGCCTCGTCCTTGTAGTCGGCGTGGGTGAAGAGTTCCTGGACCTCGTCGATGACGATGACGCGCGGGCCGAGGTTCTGTTCCGGGTACTTCTCAGCCAGCGCGCGGGTGACCTTGCGGCCCTCGGGGACCTCGCTGGACGGCAAGGACTTGATGAACTTGGCGCGCCGCTGGTACTCGGCGATCCCGGAGCGCATGCCGCCGAGGGCGGCCTCCAGGTCCTCGTCTTCGTCGCCGGAGACGTAGCGGTGGCAGACGGGGCGGACGGAGTCGAGGTCGCCGGATCCCTTGAGCTCGAAGATCCACAGTTCGGCGGTGGGGTCGAGGGCGACTCCGAGGACGATGGCGAGGGCGCAGGAGGTCTTGCCGGAGCCGGGGATGCCTCCGACCAGGAGGTTTGAGTACATGAGGGTGATCTCGACGAGGTTGCCGCGCGGGTCGAAGCCGTAAGGCAGCGGCTCGTACACGTCGGCCTGGCCGTCCTTCATCAGCGGCCACAGCTTGCGGGCGGCCTTCGCGGGGTCGCGCTGCGCCACCCACAGGACGAGGCGTCCGGGATGCGCGGTGCGGTCGCCCTCAAGCCACACGGTGCTGATGGGGCGGCGCATGGCGGCGGCGAGCGCGGCCCGCTTCTCCAGGACGGCGCTGGCCTCGATGCCGGGGGGCAGGTCGACCTCGGCTCGCCAGCCGGGCCCGTCGCGCATGACCTCGGAGGCGAACTCGGTTCCCTTCTTGCCCTTCTTGCCTTCGATGCCGATTGCGGCGAGCGCGTCGAGGACCTCGGTGGAGTCGAGGCGGCGCAGGACGTTGGTGGCGACGTAGCGGGTGATCAGCGGCTTCCCGTCGCTCTTCTTGCCGTTGAGGCCGACAAGGGTGGCCGCGGTGAGCGTCGCGGTGAGCGTCCAGCCGGGGGCCAGGAAGCAGCCGGCCAGCGTGGTGATGCCGGTGGTCGTGGCGACCGCCAGGGAGGCGATACGGCGTGGCCGGACGCGGCGGGAGTGCTCGCGGGACAGCGTGATCCAGGCGTCGATGTCCGCGGACGCGGCGGCCTTGGCTTCGACGGGTCGGGCCTCGGTGTCCGCGACCCACTTGCCCCAGCGGAGAACCATGCGGGCGAGGCCGCGGGGCGCGCGGGTGAGCAGGCGCAGGGCGTAGACGGGCAGGCGGATGGCGTGGAAGGCGGTGACGTGGCCGTAGTACGACGCGGTCCAGCGGGCGGCGTTGACGAACTCGGCGGCGTTGCGCAGGAACGTGGGGACGACGGGCGGGGCGTCGGCGAGGTACGCCTGCTTCTCCGCGATCCAGGTGCCTGCGGGCGGGGCCTGCTCGGGCGGGTCGACAGGACGCGGCTCGGCGTTCTGGACGACGTCGATGATGGTCTGCTTCAGGTCCGCGTCCTGGACGTCCTCGCTATCCGGCGGGGGCGTCCTGGGGGCGTCCTTGTGGAGCTGTACGACGTTGTTCGTCATGCTGGGGGCTTCCTGCCTCTTGATGGGGTACGGGACGCCCGGGGACGGCGGCTGCTTGGCGGTAGGACGCCGTCCCCGGGGTGTAGCTACTGGTAGCGGCGCAGCTCGCGCTCGACGCGGCGGGCGGCGGCCTCGTGGTCGTTCATCTGCCGGCGGGCGGCGGCGCGTTCGGGACCGCGGCTGGTGCGCATGGTGGCCTTGGCTGACGCGGCAGCGTTGCGGGCCTCGTTCAGGCGGCGCTCAAGGGCCTGCACCTCGCGGGCGCCTCGGTCGGCGGCCCGCTTCTCGATGCGGTCGGCCTCCCGCTTGACCTTCGGGTCGATGGTGTCGTCGTTGCGGTCACCCGCCATCGACTGCTTGCCGGCCTTGGCGACCAGGACGGCCAGGCGGAGCCTCTCGCGGGTGGTGTACGAGCTGGGCATGGGTCAGACTCCCGTCTGGATTTCGGGCAGGGTGGCGGCGATGGCGGTGTAGGCGCGGGAGGTGTCCGCCCACGCGGCGGCGGCTGCAGCGAGCTGCGGCACCCTGCCCTGGCTGTCGCCGTTGTCGGCGGCGTTCTCGACTTTCCCGGCGTACACCTTGGCGTTGCGGGCGGCGTTGATGGCCTCATTGAGGGCCTGCTGACGATTCATGGGTACGGGTTCCTCCTGGTCAGTGGGTGTTGCGGAAGTCGCGCCACATCGAGCGCAGGACGAGCAGGCAGCAGGTCGCGCAGGTGGCGCCGATGGCGACGGCGATGGAGGCGAGGGCGAACGCGACGGCGAGGACGCTGGCCGCGCCGGCGCCGACGATGGCGAGGCCGCCGATCGTCCACCACTTCTTCGCGTCGAACTGGGGCTGCGTCTGGTGGTCGTGCTGGCAGTGATGCTGTGGCTGCTGCTGGGCGGCTTTGGCCAGTTCCAGCGCGGCCATCGCGACCTGTACGACGCCGGTGTTGGACTCGGCCTGGACGACGGCGGCCTCCGCCTTGTCGAGCGGGGTGAGGTCGCTCATCGCGTCCACCCCCGGATGTGGCGGCTGATGCGCGGCCACGCGATGACGCCGGCCGCGAACGCGAGGACGGCGGGCTGCGAGACGAGCCCGGCAACGACGGCCAGGACGAGGGCGAGGAGCGTCGGGTACGCGACGAGGAGGCCGAGGACGGCGCCGAACAGGATGCGCATCATGACGGCACCGCCTCGTAGTCGGGGAGCTCGTCCTCGTGGAAGAGGTTGCGTCCTCCGATGCCTTTGCGGTGGACGGTGAGGCGTCCTGAGGCGACCCAGGAGCGGACGGTGGACATCTCGATGCCGTACTTCGCGGCGACCTGGGCGGAGTTGAGGAGGGGCGGTTGGGGCGGGATCTGGTTCGCTTCCGCCCAGTCGTCCTCGGCGTCCTGGTCCGTCCCGGGCGGGAGTTCGGGCGTCCCGTCGGCGTCCTGCTCGTCGAGCCGTTCGAGAGTGATCTCGTCGGTCGACAAGGGGTCGGCCTGACCCTCTGTCGCTACCTCGGGGACGCTCGGGACGGCTGGAGACGCCGGGGCGTCCTCGGCGTCGTGCGCCAGGCGCTCGTGCAGCTGCCGCATGAGGGCGCCGAACGCTACGAGTGCGGCGGAGGGCGGGACGGCGGCCACGATGTACTCCATCGGGTCGGCCCCGTATCCGACGCCCGCGACGTTCAGTGCGATCGAGCCGAGGGACCCGAATGCGGCGAGGGCGACGGCCCACCAGTCCATGCCGCGGCGGGCCAGCGACGCGCGGAGGATGAGGAGTTCCCCGGCGACGATGAACAGGTCGACGGTGGCGGGCCAGGCCCAGGCGCGGGCGCCGTCGAGGCCGTTGTCGTCGGCGATGTCGTGGAGGTGTTCGTAGGACAGCCAGAAGGCGGCTGCGGTGAGCAGGATGGTGACGGTGGCTGCGCCGACGGCGAGGCCGTCGCGGGCGTTGATACGGCTCATCGGCCTTCACCTCGCAGGCGGGCGAGCTCGGCGATGGCGCGGTCGAGGCGGGCGGACGCGACACGAATGGCGCGGGTGAGGTGCCGGCCGTCCTCCGGGTCGACGGAGGCGTCGAGGTCGAGGGCGACGTACAGGACGGGGTGGGGCTCGGGCTGCTGTACGGCGTGGGGTGCGTGGGTGATGCAGCCGTGCATGACCTCGATCTCGCCGTGGCTGGCGGTGATGGCGGTCGCGGTGATGGGCGGCCCGTTGTGGGTGACGTCGGCGAGGCGGCCGACGGTGTCGTCGCCGTGGCCGATGCACCAGACGGGCTCGTCGACGGTGACCTCGCCGTGGTCGCTGGTCTGCAGCGTGACGGTGCCGTCCCTGTAGCGGGGGTCCTGCGCCAGGGGCGGGGCCGGGTCGCGCCGGGTGTAGGCGCGTTCGATGGCGGCGTCGATGGCGGCCAGCAGCTCGGGGGAGATGCGGGCGGTGGACGCTTCCTGCTCGGTGCCGATGACGGCTGCGGCGGCGAGGTAGCCCTCGACTTCGCGGCGGACGTCGAGGATGTCCAGCTCCGGAAGCGGCGGCTGGCCGGCCTGCTCGGCGTGGCCGATGGCGAGGGCGGCGCGCAGCTGCTCGCGGGAGACGACGAGGGAGATGTTGACCGTGGCGAACGCGTCCCAGTCGTCGTCGCAGGGGATCGGGTCGGTGGGTCCGAAGGCGGGCGGGGTGCTCACTGGCCGCTCCGCTCGCCGGCGAGGAAGGTGGCCACTCCGGGGAAGTGCCTGTCGACGAAGCGGCGGGCGGCCTCCTCCTCGGTGACCGGCTCGGCGTCGAGGGCGCGGAGGACGAGGCGCAGCGATTCGCGGAGGGCGATGGGGCTGCCGCTGTCGAGTGTGCGCTGGGCGACACGGATGGCGACGTCGAGGTCGCTCGGTTCGGTGGCGCGCACGGTGGTGTCGTCCGCGCATGCGGACGTGGAAAGATCGGTCATGCCGACTCCTGGTGTAGTCAGGATGTTCGGTAGAGGGTCGGGTGGTGCGATCGCCCTGGGTGCTCCAACACCCGGGAGCTGCTGCCCGGCCCTCGTGGTCTATTCGGTTGTGGGGGCGCCCGGCTTGGGCGCCTTCTTTCGTTTGCGCTCGTCCCGCTTGAGTGCCTGGTCGACGGCCTGCCAGCTGCGCCCGAGATCGCGGGCGACGTTGGCGACCGTGCCGAGTTCCTCTACGCCTTCGCGTAGAGCCTCAGCTCGTCGGGTGGCGGACTCGGAGGCGAGTTGGTTGAGCTGCTCCAACAGCTGTTCCTCGTCGCGGAGCCGATCCCGCCAGGGCTTCGGTTCCATCCCGGCCACTGTATCCAATAGGGGTGTTGGACGCAAGGAGGTCACACCGGATCCTCGGTCTTGCGCGCCCGCTGGAACGCCGCGTGGATGAGCCGCTGCGCCTCGGCCAGGTGACGGGCGCAGATCTTCAGCTCGGCGCCCGGGTCGACGGCCTCGCCCGTGCACTGGGTGCCGCGGCCGGACAGGACACGGCAGGTCACTATGCGCTCTGGCACGACTCCTCCTCCGGCTGGAAGAACTGGAGGCGCAGCCAGTCCTGCGGGGTCACGTAGGTGTAGCTACACCAGCCGCACCGGACGCGGGTCTCTCCCGGCATCCGCTTGATGACGGCCCCGCACACCACGCCCTCGACGTCGACGGCGACGCACGTGCCGAGCCGCTGCGGACGCGGCGCCGGATCACCGACCATCGACCGCATGCCGACCTCGAGCGTCCGCACCTCGCGGGCGAGATCGCCGGCCGCCGGATACTCGACGGCGATCCAGTCGAGCTCCATGGCCAGCCAGCGGGACGCGACCGCAACACGGCGGGCCATGACGCCCTCGGTGGGCGGCGCCCCGTGGCTGGGCCAGCGCACCCGCTGCACGTCCGCCCGCCACAGCTCCAGCACCTCGGCGACGTGCCCGCCGTCGACCAGGTCCAGGACGTCCTCGTCGAGCGGGGACCGCGGCCCGGCCACGGTCGCCGTCACGAACTCGGCGGGCCCCGACCGGCGCGGCACCAGGCACTCCGTCAGCTCGTCGAACAGGGCGGGCATCTGCTCCAGCCGCTTGGCCAGCTGCACCACGTCACTGGTGCACAGGTAGCCGTCCGCGATCTCCCGCTCGCAGAGGCCGCAGGACGCTGTCACCGCCGCACCTCACGCTGGGCACGCAGCCGGTACAGGCGGAAGCTGCTCATGAACTGGTCGCCGGCCGCGCCCTTCGCGATGGCCCGGGAGGCTCGCTCGCTGCGGCGTGCGTCCCGCATGTCCCACCACATGTGAAGCAGCGTCATGCCCTGGACGCCGAGGGCGATGCCGGTCGCGAACAGGACGATCTCGTCAGTGGTCACGTCGGCCTCCTAGAAGGGCGGGTTCTCGGGGTGTCCTGCCGGGGCCGCGGCGGGCTGCTGCTGTTGCGCGCCACCCCATCCGCCACCCCCCTGCTGCCCGTTCGCGGCCTGGGCGCCGGCCCACGGGTCGCCACTGCCCTCCCGCGAGGAGGCCTGTCCGCCGCTGGGGTTCTTGGTGACCTTGGCGGTGGCGCGGGCGAGGGTGGGCCCGACCTCGTCGACGTCGAGCTCGTAGACCGTGCGCTTCACCTGCTCCTTGTCCTCGTAGGACCGCTGCTTGAGCCGCCCCTGGACGATGACGCGCATGCCGCGCTGGAGGGACTCGGCGACGTTCTCGGCGGCCTGCCGCCACACCGAGCAGGCGAGGAACAGGGAGTCGCCGTCGCGCCACTCGTTGGTCTGCTTGTCGAAGATCCGTGGGGTGGAGGCGATGCGGAAGCGGGCGACGGCCGCGCCGGCCGGGGTGAAGCGGAGTTCGGGGTCGTCGACCAGGTTGCCGACGACGGTGATCACGGTCTCTCCGGACACGGAGGGCTCCTTCTGTGGTGTGCTGGGTGGGAGGTCGGGCCCGATAACCGCGGGCCCGACCGGTGTTGTGCGGGTCAGGCGATCGAGAGTGGCCCGTATGCCAGGGCGAGCTGGAGGTAGTCGACTCCCTCCAGCGGTGCCACCCGGTCGCCGTGGTGGCCGGTGACAAGCACCGGTCCGTAGACGGTCAGGGCGCAGCTGTCGGGGTGGCTCTGGGTGAACCAGGTGATGAACTCGTTGTGCGGCCGCTCGCCGAGGCCCTCTTCGTCCATCCAGAGGTGCAGGCCGGGCGCAATCTTGACGTGCTCGACGAGGCCGCAGCGGAGGACGGCAGCGGCGTACTCGGCGAAGTGCTCCGGGTTGGCGGGCAGATTGAGGGCGGCCATGCGACTGTCCTCGGTGATCAGGACGGCATCCGGGTGCGTACCGCCCATCTCTTCGGCGAGCTGAGCAAGGGTCTTGGTCGTGGTCACTGGTTCTCCTCGGTGTTGAGGCCGTGGGCGTCGCGGGCGGCGGCCATGATCTGGTCGACGAGGGCCTGGCCGCGCTCGGGGTTCGGCGAGTGGGCGGCGAGGGTTCGCATGCCGGCCTCGTCGATGACGGTCAGGGTCCGGCCGAACGTGTCGGTGATGGTCTTGGTGTTCACGCCGAGTGCGGCACAGATGGCCTTGGCGTCGGCGTCGGTGAGGTCGTCGGTCACTGGTCCTCCTCGGTGGTGGTTGTCTCCGTCGGGGTGACGGAGACAGATCCGTCCGTCGTGCGGGCGGAAGCCTGGTTGCGGAGCTTGGCGGCGTGCCGGTGGGCGAGGCCGCGTTGCCGTGCGGCGGCGAGGGCTGCGCGCCGGCGCCTGGCCGCTTCCGCGCGGGCGCGGGCGGCGGCGATCTTCTCCGCAACGACGTCGTCGACGTTCACGGCCGTGCACCTTCCTGTGGTGAAAAGACGGCAGCTAGATGAGAGGTGGCCTCGGGCCGGTTCGAAGGCTTTCCGAAGGCTTCGAAGGGATGAGCGGGCGATCCCTTCGGGGGCTTGACCTGCGGGTTCGAAGGGACCGAAGGGTTCGAAGGGATCCGGGTGGGGTCTGGCGCCAATGGGCCATAGGTGAAAGGGCCGTCAATCTCGTATGCGCAAGACCTCGTGTACTTCCCTTCGATCCCTTCGAAGTGCAGGTCAGACCCTTCGGGGATCCCTTCGGTATTCCTTCGGGGAAGCCTTCGGATCCCTTCGCGAAGATCCATAGTCAGAAGGACGGAACGGTCTGGAGTCCGTAGATCACCGACCTTCGGTTGGTGGGGTGCTGGCCTCGGGCATAGCCCTTCTCCTGGAGGGCGTCGCCGAACGCGCGGATGCTCATCTCGCGGAGGGACCCGGTCTGGCACCACTGCTTGTAGCTGGCGAAGAGCACGCCGGTCTCGGTGTACTGGTCGGTCTCGATCGGCCTGGTGCACTCGTCCCGCCACATCAGGAGCGGATCGGACTTCGCCAGGTGCTCCTGCGTCTTCTCCTTGACTGCGGCAGGTACGGCAAGCCCGTTCTGCTGCCAGTCGAGGCATCCGGCGATCGCCCAGTTCAGTACGCCCGCCGCCTCATTGGCGAGGATCTTCTCGTCGTACTTCTTGATGCGCTTTTCGGGCGGCACGATGACGTCCCAGCCGATGTCCTGGAGGCGGCGGGCGATGCCGTGCCCGCCGCCGACGGTAGGCAGGTAGTTGGTGACGAGGTGGATCTTGCCGACGGGCCGGAAGTCGAAGTACTCCTTGTTGAGGAACCGGGCGCTCACGGTGTCCTCGCCGGTGAGCTGCTTGACCAGCTCGTCGTCGAGCTTCTTGCCGGCCGATGTCTCGGTCGTGGAGAGCAGGCGCTTGCCCATCATCCGGGCGACGTCGTTGGGGATGCCTTCGTTCTGCTTGGCCATCAGGGTCGACCGTGGAACGGACTGCGCGTAGTCGCCGAAGATCTCGGTGATGACGCGCATGAACACGCCCTTGCCGTTCTGTCCGTCGCCGTGGTGGATGAACATCACCTGCTCCTCGGTGGAGCCGGTGAGGGTGTAGCCGATGACGCGGGCCAGGTAGGCGCGCCGCTCCTCGTCGGGCATGACCGAGGCGAGGAACTCTTCCCACATCGGGGCCTTGGCGTTCGGGTCGTAGATGATGGGTGACTGCTGCATCAGGTACAGCCCGGCCTCGTGCTGCTGGAGTTCGCCCGTGCGCAGGTCGACGACGCCGTTTCCGACGTTGAGCAGCATCTCGGGCCGGTCGAAGTCGTCCATGTAGCAGTGCAGGGACGGGTGGCCCTGTGCCACCTCGCGCATCGCTGCGAGCTTGGGACGCATCCGCTGCGACGCCGCCCACTTCATGAACGTCTCGCGCGGAGAGGGCAGCTCCTTGCCGTCCTCGCCGCGGCCGGGCACGTTGCTGTACGCGCCCGCCTCGGTGTGCGCGAGTGCGTCGATGGTGCGGATGACGCGCTGCCAGACCCGGGTCGATCCGCCCTTGAAACTCCAGCGGCCGTCCTCGTAGGTCACCCATTGCTCGGCGTCCACGGTGTACCGGATCTCGGATCCGTAGTGGTCGACGAGCCGCTCTGCGTTCCCGATGTCGTCGAGGGTGCGGCGCGGATACGCCAGGCTCCGCTGAGGTGTTGGCCCCGGCTCGTCGACGGCAGGGGGTTCCGGTTCCCCGGCCCACATGTCGTCGTCGGGGACATCGGCCGCGGAGGTCACGCTGCCTCCCTGTCGTCGCAGCGCAGGTACTGGCCGGGCTGTCCGGGGATGGCCACGGGCGGCCAGCCGGGGGTGGCGCGCAGCTGGTGCGGCGGCTTCGGCTTAGCGGCCTCGTCGAGCTCTCGGCGGGTGCGG